ATAGGGCCTGCTTTTAATAAAGAACCTTCGGCCATTCTAATTCTTGCGTCAAATGTTGATAACTCACTTGAAGTTAATTTAGCTGAGCCGCTTACGTCTTTGTAAGCAGCGTCAGCTAGGAACACGGAAGATATTCCAGATTTACCTGATACAGTACCAAAACCAGCAGTTAAACTTTTCATTGTCTTACCTGAATAAGATGTATGAAACACAATACCCATTCTTGCTCTTAATATTCTTTTACCAATATCTGAGTCAACAGGAACGGCATATGTAATAGTATTTGGTGTAAAAGTAATCATATTTTCACCATCTATTGTTGCTGATTTTAAGTCTGATTTTGAGAAAAGAAAATCACCTTGTAATATGCCTGATATTCTTAATTTAGATAATTCTCTTAATGCTATGTTTAATTTGTTGGCTAGTTCACCACTATGATTTCTTCTTATGTCTGCTGATGTGTAGTTAATTTTAGGTGTTACATTAAATACAGATTTTGTACCAACAAAGAATTGGCCGTTTTCTGGATTAATACCACAAATGATAGCTGGAGCTCCGTCCCACTTGACGGACATATTGACTTTCTTGCCAGATGAACCAGCAAGCATATTTCTAACAGATTTTAGGAAGTTAATAGCATTGTCGCCACCTTTTGAGCCACGATTAATTATATCGTCCTCTAGGTGTTCTAAATGTGTATTCTTTTCCTTTGTAAAAAAGCCTTTAAAACTAAACATTTCTCTCTCATTTTTCCCATAACTATAATCACTTTTTCCATATAAATCAATTGTTTTATAATATTTATAACACTAAACTCTTACCCATAGGAATTTTGGTACACCTCCGTTGGGCTCCCAAACCCTATGTTTGTTTTGAAACTTCATTGTTCTAAAGGCGTCTTCTTCAAAAAAATATTGAGCTATGACATTATTTGTAGGTTTTTCAATGACTTCCCATATAATATCTTTCTTATGTTTTTTCATTCTCTTTACATAAGAAAGAGTAGGTTGTAGATTGTTTGGCCTTCTATCGCCTTTATGAAATCTTACTTTTTGTATCTTTCGTTTTTTTGCCATTATGATATTTTCATATCCCAACTAATTATTCTTTTAATTTTTTTAGATTTACTTGGTTCAGTAAAATGTCTAACAAACTTTGGAACAACAACAATTGTGCCTTCAACTACTGGTAAAGGATAGTAAATTGTTCTATCTGAATACCAATCATTCCAAGGTTGTATGTATTGTGTAACAGGCGATGTCTTATCCATATTTAAGTATAAGATACCTGATAAACCAACTGAGCCGTGATCGTGTGGTGTATGATATTCACCTTTTTTATAAGATAAAGACCAAATGTCTTCTATCTGTATGTCTTTCTTTAACCTTTGTGATAACATATTTAATTCTTCACCACAAATATTGGCAAAGGCCTCAGCAAAACCACTTCTATCACTTTGTCTATTTGTAGCAAATGTTTGTAATCCGTGTCTTTTCTCTGGAAAACTCTTTACTAATTTTTCTAATTGTGTTTTTTTATTAGAAAAATTAAGTGTGGGTAAAGACCACATTGGTATTGTAAACAAACTACCTTGTATCATTAGTTTAACTCCTTTTCTTCTATTTTTTCTCTATAGTCTATTCCTATTTTTTCCATAACGGTGTTAAAGTCTTCTTCTACGTGCCAAAAGTTTTCTTTTGACCACAAAGCTACTTTATCTTTTGCCGTTAAATCTTTATATATCGTTACTATGTTATCTATATTGATAACTATGTCTCTACCTTCAAAAGGTACGTTTGCGTTTTTAAATACTACGAATTTAGCCATCATAATCTCCTATATCTATTGGTTTATAATTATTTAATATACTTCTTTGTAATGCCATTGTATCATCTAAATGTTCAACAACAACTCCTTCACCCTCACAATTTTCACAAGTAAAAAAATTTGGGTATTTACCACGTTTGTAAAAGTTGCCTGTACCTCTACAATCTAAACATTTTTTTTCAGGATTTTTTTCTAATTTATCCAATTCATAATGATATGAAATTCTATCGTGCATTTTGCCATCTGAACCTCGAAATGGTATTCTCCAAAATAATTCTTGTGCTTGATATTCTTCATTCATATCATTTAATTCTTTTTGTCTTTTTTCAAAATAGTCACACACCTCGTTTAATGTAACTTCAACTTTTTCTTTTGATTTTCCTAAATATGTTCTATCTTTAAAAAGATTTTTTACTCTTTTTTCCTCATTAATTGTATTCGGTATATTTTCATAATCTGTTTCTGGAAAAAACAATTTGTAATGATCCATTTTTGGTATTGTAATGACTGCTATTAAAAAAGGAATTACTGGTGAATGATGTGAATATGCTTCCCAACGCCTAAAAAAACTACCATTTGATTTACCAAATTTCACTTTTATTTTATCATCAAAAGATTTTACTCTATCTAAATCCCAAGTTATAAAATAAATTAAATCATCATATCTACTAAAAAAATATTTGTCTTCAAAATGTTTTAATACTTGTCCTGGATCTCCAGTAGGCATTAATTCTTTGGCAAATTCACTTATCATTATACTTTAAAATCAGAAAACTTATCATAGGCCTGTTCAGGTGTAGGATAATTTTCTTTTTCTTTTGTTTGGTTGCTATCTACTATATTTTGTGCCGTATTTTCCACATCATATAATCTCATTTTTGCTCTATCAACACCTACTATAAAAGCTCTGTTCATACTAGGGTCATTATATCTATTTTTTAATTGTTTTATTTTCATTTGCCCTAAAGATTCTAATTCTTCATTAGACATTAAGGCAAACATAAAGTCGGCTGTCGCTGGTAGACCAAAACTTTCAGATGTATCTTCTAAACCTATATCTGTACTTACGTAACCAGTTCTAGTTGTTTGCGTGGCACTAAAGATTGGTAAATTAAACTCAACAGCTAAACCTCTTAGTTCTTCAGCAATTGCTTTGATGTAAAAATAAGAAGATATATTACCACCTTTAAATCTACTTGAAGCACAAATGTTTAAGTAATCTACAAACACTATGTCTGGTTTAAAACTTTTCTTTAATGCTAATTCGTTTATTAATGCTCTAAAGTGACCACTATGAGCAGACGCTGTTGGATATTCTTTAATAATTAATTGACCTGTTGTTTTACTTCTTAACTTGGCCATCTTATTATCATATAATTGTTTAGGCATATCGTGCAAATCATCCATTGTAACATCCATTAGATTGGCGTCAATTCTTTCAGCAATTCTTTCTTCAGCCATTTCTAAAGTTATGTATAACACATTTTGACCTTGTGTTAAAAAGTTAGAAGCACAATGACACATAAACAAAGATTTACCAACACCTGTTCCTGCTAAAGCAATATTTAATGTCTTACTTGGAACACCACCTTTTGTAATCTTATTAAAAAAGTTTAAATCAAATGGATATCTTTTTTCTTTTGTGTGGTACCAATCAAATCTACTTTCAGCGTCACCTATGTAATCGTGTCCAATGTGATTGTCAAAAGATACGGCCAATGCCTCACTTAATATACTTGGTATTGCCTCTGGTTGTCTTTGTTTGTCTTTACCATCTAATATCTTAATACCAGATAAGACGGCATTATGTACTGCTCTGTCTTTACAAAATCTTTCTGTAGTGTCTAATAACCATTGTAGATCAGATTTCTCATCTACAAAACCATTAACTAATTCTTTTACTGATTTAACTTCTTCATCATTTAAATCTTTTCTACGGCCAAACTCAATTAAGATTGTTTCTTTTGTAGGTAAGTTTTTGTATGAATTAACAAAGTTATAGATTTCTTCAAACAACAATCTTTCAATTCTATTTGTAAAGTAATCAGGTTTTACAAAAGGCAAAGCCTTTCTTGTAAAGTCCTCATTAAAGAAGAAGTTCCTTAAAATAGTTGTTTCTATTCTTTCGTTATTTGTCAAAGACAACGGTGCCATCTTTTATTTGTTTCTCCAATTGTTCCATTAATATATCACCAATATAATCTATAAACTCTTTAGAATCTATATCTGCCTTATTTGGATTAGATAGTATATCATAATCAAACTTCATAGGCAACGTTCCGTCTGGATTTTCATCTTTGGCAAATCCAACTTTACCATACTTATAGATAACGTTTTCAAACTTACCTTCAACGATTTTTATACAAGTAAAATCGTCACCTTCTTTTTGAACAAAAACGTATCTTTTTTTATTGTTCGTCTGATCCGTAGCTGAATTTTCTTTTGGCATATTCATCAATCTT